AGAACGCAAACATTATAGTCGAGTCAGGAAAAGATGGCAAAGACTTAGTAATGAGTGGACTGTTTATACAAGGCGAAGTTAAAAATCAGAACGGAAGAGTTTACCCAAAAGATGAAATCATAACAGCGGTTGAATCAATTGGTAAACGTCTAACTGGTGGAGAGACTGTTTTAGGCGAGTTGGATCATCCTACAGAATTGCAAATAAATTTAGATCGTGTCAGTCATATGATATCAGAAATGCGAGTCGAAGGCTCAAATGGATACGGCAAACTTAAACTATTGGATACTCCGATGGGGAAGATTGCTGAAGCATTACTAAAAGGAGGCGCTAAACTAGGTGTAAGTAGCCGAGGAAGTGGTAATGTAAATGAAAGTGGTAGAGTTAGTGATTTTGACATAGTAACCGTTGATATAGTAGCACAACCAAGTGCTCCTGACGCCTACCCAAAAGCGATTTATGAAAGTTTATTCAATATGAAAGGCGGTGCGAGGATCCACGAGATGGCTCAATCCGTTACACATGACAAAAAAGCAGAAGTACACCTTGCACGTATGATGGAATCCTTCATACGTGAATTAGAACTCAAATAGGAGATAGCAAATGGCGAAGACATTTAATGACCTTTTAGAATCTGGAAACTTATCAGAAGACGTTAAGACTCAGATTCAAGAAGCATGGGAATCACGCCTTGCTGAGGCCAAAGACCAGTTAACAGCAGAACTTAGAGAAGAATTTGCACAAAGATTTGAACATGACAAGACACAAGTTGTTGAAGCCATGGACAAATTTATAACAAGTTCCCTCAAAGACGAGTTAGCAGAATTGGCTGAGGATAAGAAGGCAACTGTAGCCGAACGAGTAAACTATAAAAGAGCCGTTAGTGAACATGCTAACGTGCTTAACAAGTTCATCACAGAAACATTAGCATCAGAAGTCAAAGAGTTAAAGACAGACAGGATTTCACAAAATGAGAATTTTGCGAAGTTAGAAGGGTTTGTCCTAGACGCAGTGGCAGAAGAGATTAAAGAATTCCACGCAGACAAACGTGAATTGGCTGAAAAGAAAGTTCAGTTAGTCCGTGAAGGAAGAGAACAATTAGCAGATGCTAAAAAAGAATTTATTCGAAGAGCGGCAGATAAGGTTGAACAAACCATTTCTTCAGCACTGAAAAACGAAGTTTCTCAGTTTAAAGAAGATATCACGAAAGCTCGTGAAAACGAATTCGGCAGAAGAATTTTCGAAGCAATGGCAAGTGAGTATGGAACTTCGTATTTAAATGAAAATACTGAAGTGAGAAAACTTAAAGCAGAACTAACTACACTTAAAACTGAAGTTACAGATGCTAAAGTCGTAGCAGAGGGAATGGCAGAACAGAAAAATTTAGTTGAATCTAAACTCAAAATATCAGAGGATAGAGCAAACAGAAATAACGTCATGACAGGCTTACTTGCACCTTTAAGCAAGGACAAGAAAGAATTAATGACAGAATTGCTAGAAACAGTGAAAACAGATAGACTTGAAGAATCATTCAACAAGTACCTTCCAAGTGTAATAAACGAAGAAGTTTCTGTTAGATCAAAGAAAGCAATTATCAAGGAATCAGTGATATCAGAACACACTGGTAAAAGATCGTTGGACGGGCAGACCGGCTCCACCAATGAAGAAACCGTCGACCAATCAGTCATTGAGATTGATGAGTTACGAAAACTAGCCGGACTTAAATAATAGGAGAATATAATGGCAGAAGCATTATTTGAATCAAATTGGTCTGCAACCAAAGACGCCTTATTAGAAGGCCTAAACGGATCAAAAAAGAGCACTATGGACGTAATTCTTGAGAACGCTAAAGTTCAATTACAAGAAGCCGCTTCAGCAGGTTCAACAATGAGTGGAAACATCGCTTCTTTAAACAAAGTAATGTTACCTCTTATTAGAAGGGTTATGCCTTCATTGATCGCCAACGAATTACTTGGTGTGCAACCAATGAGTGGACCTGTAGGACAGATCCATACATTAAGAGTAAGATATGCAGAGTCTAAAGACTCAGCAGTGGCTGGACAAGAAGCACTTAGTCCTTTCGCATTAGCAACAGCGTACTCAGGAACTCCTGACGCGACTGCGGCAAGTGAAGGAACTGCAGGTAGCAAAATGTCTATCCAAATCTTGAAGCAAACAGTTGAAGCAAAATCAAGACGTCTATCAGCAAGATGGACTTTTGAGAGTGCACAAGACGCAAACGCAATGCACGGTGTTGACGTAGAGGCAGAAATTATGCAGGCTCTAGCACAAGAAATTGCGGTTGAAATCGACCAAGAAATGTTAGCAAAATTGAGAGCACTTGCTCCAACTGTTGACACTTTAGATTTTAACAGTGGAATCACAGGTACACAAACGTATATCGGTGAAAGACATGCAATCTTAGCAATTCTAATTAATAGAGTTGCAAACTTAATTGCCGCAAGAACAAGACGTGGCGCAGGTAACTATGTTGTTGTAAGCCCACAGGCTTTAACAATATTACAATCAGCGACTACTTCGACTTTTGTTAGAAGTACAGAAGGTCCTTTTGAAGCACCAGTAAACTCTAAGTTTGTTGGAACTTTAAACGGTACTGTTAAAGTATTTGTTGACAATTACGCGGCTGACGGAACATCAGTACTAGTAGGATATAAAGGATCATCAGAAACTGATGCGCCGGCATTCTACTGTCCTTACATTCCGTTGATGAGCACAGGACCAGTAATGGACCCTAGCACTTTTGAACCAGTTGTATCTTTCATGACAAGATACGGTTACATCGAACTTACTAATACAGCAAGTTCTTTAGGTAACGCGGCTGACTACTTAGGTGAAATTGCTCTAAGCAACGTTTCATTCAAGTAAGTTTTACTTACAAGAAACAGACTAAAGCACTTCCTTCGGGAGGTGCTTTTTTTTGACTTCACTATTATTTGGCGAATTTGATAAATATGTTAAAGCAACCTATCTATAGTGTGGAGTACAAATGGCAGATAAAAAACATATAATCAGATCCCAAGGCAACATTGACCTAACTGGTACAACAATTAACCAAACAGGTGATACTGTTATATCCAGTACCAATGAACTGCGAGTAAACGATGATCAGATTATTATTAACGCAGACCAGGGTACTACTACTTCAACACTAAAATTTAGAGCATCAGGTCTGTCAGACGGTACAATAAGTTGGGACGGAACTAACCACACATTTGTAGGTGGTATTTCAGGTAGTGTAACTGCTAGTTCAATAAGCGGATTATCTACAAGCAACTTATCAGAAGGTACTAATTTATATTATACTACCGCAAGATTTGATACTAGATTAGGAACTAAGTCTACAACAGATTTATCAGAAGGCACTAATTTATATTATACTAACGCAAGAGCAAGAACAGAGATAACAGGTGCTGATCTTGACATGGCAGGAAACAAAGTTTTATTTGGTAACATGTATGCCGCAGAAGGAGATTTACCAAGTGCGGCAACATACCACGGAATGTTTGCTCATGTACATGGCACAGCAAAAGGATACTTTGCTCATGGTGGCAACTGGATTAAGTTAATAGACGAAAGTAGTTCAACTACAGCAGATCTAACAGAAGGTTCAAATTTATATTATACAGATGCTAGAGCAAGACTTAGCATTAGTGCTACACATAGTGGCGATGGGTCATTATCATATAACAGCGGCACTGGTGTAATAACATCAGTAGGCGCAAGTGCTAGTGAAATACGAGCACATCTAAGTGCCGGCACAGGACTTACATATAGCAGTGGCGCATTTAGTATTACAAATTCAGGCGTTACAGCCTCGGCCTATGGTAGTGTTTCGGCAGTACCAACGTTTACTGTAAACGCACAAGGACAATTAACAACGGCGGCAGATGTAATCATAGCAATACCGCATACGCAAGTTACAGACTTTGATGCCGAAGCAAGAGCATTGATAAGTGTTACTGACGCAGGCGGAGACGGATCATTAGCATACAATAGTACAACTGGTGTAATTACTTACACAGGCCCAAGTGCCAGTGAAGTAAGAGCCCATGTAACTGGCGGAGACGGAATAGACTTTGCTTGTGGTGTTGT